TGTGGGGTAGAGTATAACAGATAAACAAAAACCTGTATAAAGTACTTCCATTTAGTAAAAATATAAAGCCAGTACAGCCAAAAAGGAAGCTATATCAGAGCCGTAGGTAAGTTATAATGGATAGAACTACAGTAATTAGAGAAGATAATGAATAGAACAGAGATTAGAGAAGACAATGAATAAGACAGAAGTAATTTGGTTTAAGCGAAAGTATAAAATCAAGTAAGGGGGTGTCACGGGGTCTCCCCGTCGTGGTTCAAATGGAATGGAAGAAAGAGTAAATAGAGCCTATCCAAAGAATCTCACCTCTTCCGAGGCGCTGTTGAGCGCAGTAGATAAGTCTATCTCAAAACTCTTGCATCTACGATGCGCTGAAGTGTGGGGGATAGGGTCTAATATAGTGATATCGCCCCATTATTCCAGAGTATTTCAGGTATTAAGGGGCGCTGTTGTTGGTATAGACGTAGTATCTGCAAATACTCACCTCTTTCGAGGCACTGGTGTGAGGATACAATGACCGTTGCTAGGATAATAGCGCTGATACTAAAACATTCACCTCTTCCGAGGCGCTGTGTGGTAGACTCTTGATGTAAAGTTATCACCTGTGCGGGGTCGTACAGGGGTGTCCCCTGTAATGAGTAGGATAGCGCGAGAGATACAGTTAATACGGACTCTTGATGATGTTGGTAAAGTCAACTATAGAGAAGCTATGACTCAAGGAATGGCTAAGTATGCTGATAGGTATAGTGATGTTAACTCAAGGATGCTTGATGAGTTAGGGGTGAATATAGTTAAAGACTTGATACAATATCCTAGCCAGTTGAGAATAGTTGAGAGTAGCCCTACGACTAGAGGGTTAGCATGGGACAAGAATGTGTGGCTGAAGGATGATTTACCTTATCAGCAAAAGATACTTAATCATGAACTAGCGCATATAGGTTTCAATCATAGTGGGAGTGATTTGCCAACAGCACTTCAGGAAATACAAGCTGAAGGCACTAGCTATGGTATAGGGCATCGGCTAGGAATACCTACTGATGTATTGGCAATGGCATCTGCTCCTGTATTGCATAGTAGAATGAAGCAGTATAGCCCTGAACAGATAGGCAATATGATAGAGATGAATAGATCGCCTATAAGTGAGATGGTGTCTAGATTTATGGGTAGTAGATAAGATGGCAGGTCGGGCGGCACAACAAAGAAGAATGGCTAAGAGAAAGATAGAGGTATTGGAATCTTATCTAAGGGGAGATAGGACTACAGTACCTCTACTTTCGAGTATGGGTTTGAGGGAAGTCAATGAGCAAATGGTTAGGATTAAGTTAGCTCAACTTAATCAGAGAATACTACCTTAGACCCAGCCAATGATTAAAACAGATTCTACTTTGTCAGTACCTCTGTTCTCCCATCGTTGAAAACGATGGTCAACATATATACTGTCCTTATTGACAATATCTAGGTTAGGACTTGCCCATTGTTCTTGCCAATCAGCAAGGGCTACTGGTACATCGCCATGTTGTTCTAAATGTTTAGTTAGTTCTGCAATGAGTTCAGAGATTTTCATAGTTTATGACGCGCTGTATGGATTGTAGGGTTGTGAACGAGTAGGATAAGGGGCTTTTGGGACTACAGTGTTCATTTGTTGTGCAAAATGATTTGCTTCTTCAGCGCTCATTTGCTGTAGTTTAGCCATTTGATCTTCAGCCAAACTACTTGATTGATAGCTGGATTGGGCGTTGATAGGCTTAGGAGCTAATGCAGAACACAATTGGGCTAGAGTTACCATAGATGCGTTCTTTCCTTGCATGGAAGACATGACAAGGGATTGTAGTTCAGGCGATCCAATACGCTTGAGTAGTTCGTAGTAGAAAGGCATAAGGTCGTTCTCACGTTCTACCAGTTCGTTGAGGAGGGCTGAGTCATCCCATTCGTGGAGAGAGCGATGTTTGTGGTTTGGTTCTGAGGACATAGATGCTGCTTTTTCAATAGTAAGGCAAATAGCTGTATTGGTATTAGAGATTGCGGTAATCATGTCGGCTAGAGCGTCGAGACGAATGTTGGCTAGGTCAACTTTAGCAATAGCAACTTTGATGCTTGATAGCAATAAACCATCTTGCTCAGGGTCGTTGACTAAATATGCACCTTTAAACCCAGTGCTTACGTTTTGGTATTGCTCTTGCATGAACTCATTGTATTTGTCAGCAAATGGTTTGGGGAGTACGGATGCTCCAATACTATCAACATGGTCGCCTAAAATTGGGAGAGGTTTATCAATAGTAGGGTCAGCAATTGAATCTAGGTTTTCGAGATGTAGTTCTTCACCTTTAGGCATATTAGATGCTGCATTGGCAAGTGCTAAGTCTAGTGCGTTTGTCATAGAAGTTTAGAGATATACTTAGTTTATTCTTCCCCATAGCGTAGCGTCTTTTTATATGAATACTCAAGATAGTCAAGGTAATGGACTGATAGGTGGTGGCATTGGATTAGGGTTAGGAGGTGCGGGAGCTTACTTTGGTAGGAACGCTGTAGAGGGCTTTGCTTTAAACAGATTCTCTAATGCAGATAAGTACGCTAAAGAGTTTGATGCATATGAAAATGCTTATGTTGACTCTAGGCAAGATGTAGCTAGTGCGGCAGCTAAAGCAAAAAGAGAGGGCATCTCATTTAGCGACAAGCAACACCCTAGGTATACAGAGATGGAAGCTGCTAGGGCAAGAAGGAACGCTATTTATGACAAAATGAACAATGCCGCCCAAAGAGCAATACCTTACGCTAATGCTGCTAAGTTACTTTATATGGCAGGACTCCCAATTACTGCGTCACTCTTAGGTTCTACTTTAACTGATTAAAACTATGGCAACTCCCAACCGTACAGCTTCAATACTAGATGACCTGATAGATGGGTTTAAGAGTGACTTTAATACAGCGCGATTAGATAGGAAAGCTGCTTATGAGAACTTAGGTAAGAGTGAAGGTAGAACTGCTGCTCAGAACATAGGAGGCTTTGCGGGTAGGGTAGCGTCTGATGTTATAGGAGATGAGACTAGAAATACCTATTGGCGATACAACCATCCTTTGGCAGTATCGTCATTTGCTGGTAGTGATGCACTAAAGGTGACTGGTATGCCTGTGGGTTATCAAGCTTTGGGTGGTGCTGCTTTAGCATTAGGTGTTATGCCTATAGCATCGGGTAATTTAGATATAAGTAACCTAGGAGAGTTTGGTAGACCTAAAGGATATCAGGCTCTATTTGCTGACCCTACTGATAAGACTAAGACTACTAATCCATTGGGCGAGTTTGCTGGTAGGTACTTCATTGGTAGGAAAGGTAATATCTTGCCTTATGAGGAGCTAGTCAAAGAAAGACCTGACGTTACACCTGAGAAGTATGCTGCTGCTGTTCAGAGTAGTGGGTTCATGAGTAAAGACTTCTTTGGATTACAAGATGACCCTACTAAGTCAATAGCACTTGGATTAGGTGCGGGTGCTTTACTTGGGGCTTATAGTCGTAGAGGTAAGTACTCAAGGGGCGCTGACGGTAAGATTAAGGTAGAGCCTAGGGTAGTAACTGATCCTGAGAACATACCTATATCTAAGTGGACTGATGAGAAACAACCTGTAGCTGCTGATATTGAGGCTATAGGTAGGTTCTGGGTTGATTCGCCTAAGAGGGTTGAGATGGGTAGACCTGAGGACTTAGTAGCTGGTGCGCTCAAAGGGGGTGCTATAGGGGGGCTTGTAGGTGCTGTAGTTCCTAGCCTAGCCGAGTTAGGCGCTATTAAAACACAAAAGAGTTTAAGTGGTGAAGATTCGATAAGCCTCTTAGGATATGAAGTACCTATGAGTGCAGCATTATTAACTACTGGGGCTGGTGTTGGTCTTAACTATTGGGCTAGAAAACACTTTAAGCCTAATGACTTTAATACTGAAGATGTTGAAGCTGCCATTGATCAATTCCAAACTAAGAGGCATGACACTCAAGATTCGGTTAAAGGGCTTAATGTCAGGTACAACCCAAATACCAAAGGATGGGATTATGTTGATACGCAATCCTTTAAGTAATACATAGTATGATTAAAGCAAAGACAAGGTATTAACTTATGATGCAAGGAATAAGAGATAGGTGGGATGCATTACCTGTCTACGCACAGTACGGTATCCCTGCTGTTGGTGTAGCTGGACTAGGGTTAGGAGCTATGGCATTGATGGGTAATCCACAACAACCAGCCATTCAAGCTACTCAAGCAACGGGTCAAGCTAATGCTAATGAGATGGCTATGGTTGGCGATAACGTTAACTTAGCTTTGAGGAGACAAGTGTATGGCGACCCTTTAAGTGACATGGAAGCTTTACAACAAGCAGCTAAGTTATCAGGGAATCTCTATAAATTCCCTGAGAAGAAAGAGAAGGCTATACGTGATGCTGAGATTGAAGGTCAACTGATGGCACTTCAAGCTGAAGCTTTGAGACAACAATATCTTAACTAAGACATGAATCCTATTCGTATTGACCCTACTGGGTTAAAGAATGTAATCCCCCAGTTTATTGATAATCCCTACACTCAGCTAGGTATTAACTATGGATTAGGTGCTGGTATTGGTGCTATTGGACAAGCTGGCTACAATGCTGTTACTGGTACTAACAATGCTAATCCTTTAATTACTGGATTACAAATGGCTCCTCTCCTTGGAGGGCAAGGCGTATCTCGTATCATCAACACTGATGCTCTTAATCAACTAAGGGCTAGAAATGAATACGTCAAGATGTTAGAAAGTGGTAGTGAAGCATCACTATATAGTGGTGTACTTGGCAATGTTGGCAACGCTATCACTGGTGGTAAAGATATTGACACTAACATGATTGGCTCTGTGGGATACTACGGTCAAGCTATGCCACTAGCTAAGAAGATATGGGCTGATGTATTCCCTGTGACTGCTGCTAAAGAAAGAATTATTATTGAGTAGGTAAAACAATGAATCCAATGAGTCTCGCAAAACGCTACCTTGCTGGCGTAGGTGACAATCAGTATGCGCAAGAAGCTCTTGACTACGGACTAGGCGCTCTAGGTGTTGGCGGTCTAACTGCTGTAGGCAATTTAGGGGATGGTGCTGACCAGAATGTATTGCTACAGGGGGTGTTAAGCGCTCCTTTAGCAGCTAATCTTCTAAGACAAGGTAGGAGTTTTGCTGGTCAACAATACATTGATAGAACAGGAGCTAGTACAGCTAGAGGCGTGTATGAAGGTTTGAATGAAGCAGAGATGAATCAGAAGTTCCTAAACCGTTTTAAAGCTGCTGCTGTTCAAATAGCTAATCAAGGCTATGCAGAAAGACAATTGCAAAATCCTTATATGCAAGCTGCATTAGCTGGTAGTGCTGCTGCTACTGTTGGCGGTTTGTCAGGTCGTGTATTTGATAATGATGCTACTGCTACATCTGTTGGGCTAGCAGCGTTGGGCGGTTTTGCACCTATCGCATACTCAATGTTGAGGGGTAGAAATGCTGACGTAGCTAACAGCGCTAAAGCTGTATACAATATTCCAGAAAACTCTACAGGTAGATATCGTACTGACGAATATCATGGTGTTCCTTCTGGCTACCCTAGAGCAAGTGCTAATCCTGATAACACGTATCAAGCTAATAGACCCGATCCAACAACCCCTTTTCGTGTAGTCAATGTATCGACTGAACCAGTAGCTCGCCCTTCAGTGATGGGTGCTTTACCCTATCAGCGTGGTGGTGATTTAGCTGTGCGCGACCCTAACTTGCCTACTACAAGTAGAGTTGTAGTGCCGCCTTTGACGATAAACGAGTTAGCCTTAAATACTACTAGAGGTAGAGGATGGAATGTCGGCAAAGAGTTCCCGTTAGAAGCAGGGCTGGCTGGATTATATGCAAACTCTCCTAGGATGCGTTAAACATGACCTACTCCCCACTACGCAGACGTTTAGCTGAACTCATCCCAGAGTTAGCTAATAATGAGACAGCACTTAGATTAGCCCTGCCAGCCGCTATTGGCGCTACTACTGGTCTAGGCGCACTTGCCTATAATGTTGTAGCACCTTTAGATGTTGACCCTATCGGCTTAGCGGTTGGTAGTGGTCTAGCTCTAGGCACACAAGGACGTACACCCTATAACTATGCTGGTATTGGCGCACTAGGATTAGAGGGTGCTAGATACCTTAACAATGCATTCACTAACTCTAGTGATACTGAAGCATCACCCCTAATTGCTATGGGCATTGGTGCTGGTACTTTAGGGTTGAGGGAAGCATTGAGGAGAGGTGTACTAACTTATCCTGAAGCTGGATTCCCTGTAGGACGGATGGCTCAAGACTTGGGAAAGCCTAGTGCTACTACACCTATCGATGATGTAGTAGCTGCCCCACCGCCACCTACCAAACCTAATAGACCTACACCTAAGCCTAGGGGTGCTAAGCCTGCTGATGAAGTGCCTAACAATCCAAGTACAGGTCAGCCATCAGTGGTAGTACCTGACCAAAGCAGAATGTATCTAGCCCGCAACTTAGGCGTGATGTCATCTAAGTTATCCAAGAAAGGTATAGAAAACCTAGGTAACTATGCTAATGAGACACCTCAAAGGAAGGCTCAATTATCTTATGACAGTCCTACTGATTACTTTGATAACCTTGTAGACCCTGAAGACTTATTCAAGAGCTATGGGCTAAACACAGTGGTAATTAATCCTAGCGGGATGTTAGTAGATAGGCGATTACTTGAGAATAGGACTGACTTACTTAATCAACCAGTAGTTCAAATAACACCATCTACATTAGATGCTGGTCATTCTGAACTAGTCAAGCAAGGACTGGCTAAAGCTGGTCAACCACATCCTAACGTCAGAGCCTATGGTATTGAAACTATCAATGAATTAGCCAAGGGTTCTAGCACATCCCCTAGTGCTATGAATCCATTAGGTTATTACAACAAAGCTGATAACAATACTTGGCAATGGGAGCAGTCCCTAAACCCAGAAGAAATAAGCTCTATGGTCAAAGATAGGGGTGGTAGAATTGCTGTCAACTTAAACAACATGAAGCCATTGGATACTGTGGAACAGAATGACCTTTACTTAGATGCTTTAGGGTTGACAGGCATAGGTGCTTATACTCCCACAGCACCATCTATCCCTAAACAAACATATTACCCCCAATACAACAAAGACTACAGCGTAAGCAAAAGACCTATGAGAATAGCTAAACAAGGAGATAACTAATGGCATTTCCACTTGTTGCCGCATTAATGAAAGGATTTAAGTTAGGCGCTACTGGGCTAGGACTTATGGGGGGCGCTCCCGTTGGTGCTGCTCGTGCTGGTGCTGGTGCATTGAACCTCCTTAAGCAAGCCTACACTCCTAATGCTATGGGCTTAATGAACTTGGGTATGGATGCTATCCCTCTAGCAATGGACATAGCTAACAATGATGTTGGCTTAAAGTCCTTCAGTTCCTTTGGTGGGACGATGTTAGGAACTAAGTTTGGTGGTAGAGAGTTAAATAAAGTAGGAGAGTCTAGACTAAGAAACTCTAGAGATACCTTTAACACTTTATCCTCTAGCCAGCCTAAATCCCTAAGAAAAGCTTATGTGAATGAAAGGCTGGGAAGTAGAGAGAAAGACCTATTGAGTAATCCTCAGACTTCCCGTCAAGGATACAATATGCCCATAGGATTTGCTGCTGACACTGGGCTGTACACTCTAACCTCTGGGATGAATAAACCTAAACCTACTGACTTTGAGACTCAAATGCTGCAAGGTCAATCACCTAGTCCAGTTACTAGATATATGCAAATGACAGGAGGATTGTAATGGAATATCAGCAAGGATTTCCTAGCCCACCTAAAGACGAGTATAGAGAAAGTCTACTAAATACTGCTAATGATGCTGGCTTTAGGCAAAGGCTATACGATGCTGCTCCTAACCTTAATCTATTTGGTCTCAGGTTTGGTGGTAGTAGCTTATCCCCAGAAGACAGGCTTAAAGCAGCACAACTAGGTATCGATACAGGAGCTATTACTGACCTAGACTTCTTTTCTTTTGGCAAGTGGAAAGCCTTAGACGCAATCAAGCCTAGAGAACGTGCCGCACAACTTGAACTGCCAATGGCTAAAGCTGTCGAGGATAGACAGTTTAAACTACAGCAATACCAAATTGATAGGCAGCAAGACCTCCAACGTGACCAAGCTCAAATGCAATTTGACTTTGGCTCTAAGATGGCTGACAAGTCTTTGCAAGGGAATAAGGAATTAGCTGAACAACAAGGTAAACTTAACCTAAGACAGTCTATGTTTGATGCGGCATCTAAGCGCATTGGTACACCTATCAATTGGTTAGGATAATGACACCTGAAGACTTTATGCAATTACGCCCTGACACTCCAGGGTACATCAACTATACCGAAGCTGGGAGAGCCGCAGCTAGGGACAATAAACCTAAACCCTTTAACGCAGACAAAACATTTGGATCTGTCAAAGCTGCTTCAGGGTTAGGATTGCGTACCTTGAGTTCAAATGCTACTCAGTCTAGAATGGCTTTGCCTTTAAGTGATGTAGCTAAGTCTGGCGTTCAATCAATAGGAACTACAGCTAAATCATCTCAACCAGCGAAGACTGAGCCAAGTGATTTAGATAGGCTCAAAGGTGCTTATGATATTGACTACAAATATCGTGGTCTATATGGCAACCAAGACATTGACCTATCCAAACGTAAGATCAAGGAAGTCAATACTCTAGCTAACAATGAAGCTAATCGTGCCTTGGGCATGGAACTAGCAACTAGACTACCCTATGCCTCCTTCGAGCAAAACCTTACTTCAATGAGACAAGCTGGTGTTAATGCAGCTAACATGACTAACTCCATCTCAGGAGCTTACAATAGTTCTGTATCTAAGCTCAATCCAGTATCTATGAGCCTATAACTATGACACAAGCAAAAATGACCTTTGCCTCTGATGCCTTTAAGAATGCTGCTGCTTCTTTAAGTGGTAGAGCATCCAACACAAATACTGTTACTCAGAGGATGGGGCTAGGAGATACATCTAAAACTCCATCAGTTAATACTTTCACTAGTAACGCTACTAATAACGCAAGTCAAGCAGAGCGACAAGGTTATGCTAATGCTAATGAAGCCTTAGCTAACAATCCTATGTTTAAGCAAACACAACTTAACGATAGCCGCAACTTTACTGAAGACCAGCGTAGATTTAATGCTGGCTTAGGCGTTAAAGCTAACGAGCAATCAACCCTACGTTATCAATCAGACAACTTACTATCAGGTGTTAGATACAATGCTGATGCTGGTGTTAAGTCTACTCAGATTGGTGCTGATGCTAATAGATATGGTGCTGACAGAGGATTAGAAGGTTCTAAATACAGTGCTGATAGAGGCGTAGATGTGGCTCGTATTAGTGCTGACGCTAATAGGTTCTCTGCACTGCTTGGTGCTGGCACTGCTACTCTTAACTCACAACAATATCGTCCTTCATTCAATAGATAGCCATGTCTTTTTCTTTGCCTGTTAATAGCTCTTGGATGAACAAACCCATTTCATCCTTTGATCAATCATCTTTTAGCCAAAATGGTAGCTCTAGTACTTCAACTTCTAGCGTTAACTCTGGCTTTAGTGGTGATCTTCAAAATGTATTCACCTCTCTAGGCAACATAGCTGAAACAAAAGCTCAAAACGACCAAAGACGCTTTAGAGAAGACTTGCCATTCCAATCACGTATCTATCAAGACTTTGATACCGAGGCTGCTGGTCGCACAGAGGGTATTGATACTAGAGCTAGAGAACAAAACTCTAACCTAACTAAAGACCGTATGCGATTACAGTCAACTCAGAACATTGCTGAAGAAAAGAATAGAGGACAAGTTCAAGTCAATACCACTGGTCAAACTAGAGATGCTGACTTGAAACGTGCGCTATCAGTATTGCCTAGGAAGTAAGGAGATGAAATGGCATCATCATCAATGCGGAATCCCGCTAATAGACCTAAGAAGTATCCCGATGCTATACCAGCACATCAGGTAATCCAAGGGTTCTTCAATCAACAGCTTGACTCTGAGCTAGAGTCTCAATTCACCCTACTTTGTAGACGCAACCCTACTGAGTACGGTCAACAACTAGCTTGGTTGGTCAAGAATGGATGTGTGTGTTCAATACCTCAAATCAAGGCATGGCTAAAGGTCAAGGGCATTAAGGCTGGTACTGAAGCTGATACCCTTAACCGTAAGCTAGAAGAGTACGCGGGCATTGATGTAGTAGGGGGTCTTGAATCATTAGCCGTTAGGACTGCTAACCTAGCATTCGATTATGGTGGTCTAATCCAAAACAAGTTAGACGGGGGAGAGATAACTGACTCTCAGATGCAATCAATCATCGCTCAGTATCCAGCAGTGGTAGGACAGACTAAGCAGATACTACAAGCCCTAGCACAAGTAAAGGAACGTACAGGAGAGAGGGAGCTACTACTAGCTGGTGCTGATAGGGTGAAGTCTTTAGTACTCAATATGCTTGAGAAGAACTCACCCTTTAGACCAGCACTTGAGCAGTATTTTCAAGCTGCTATTCAAAGGATCCACATCTTTCTTTCCCTCTAAATATAAATGTACGCTTGACTCGCCATAGCCTTGCTCCGCTAATGACTGCAATCTAGCAATCAATTCATTAACTGTCATAATCACCAATCCAATATAGTTTGTGTACTTACGGTCTTAACAACCCTGTAGTTGTTGTAATGAAAGTTCTCACGACTCCACTCTAAAGCAGACTTGGCTGAAGCCTCATCTAAGTCTTTGCAGGAAGAATCAGTCTTCCAGTCACCTACTTTGTGCTGACTGTATTCGCTATTAGTTTTAGGGCAATACTCAATGTGATAAGTCGTTGTTTCAATAGCTTCATTAACTGTCATGCTTAACTCCTATAAACATCTCATCTCCTTGTTGAAGCAAGGTTAGTGAAAGGCTAAAGGTAAGTTTGTTGTTAACAGTATCAACAACTCCTACTTCTAATCCTTCATACCCCTCATTAATGAGTGCTTCAAGTTGTAAGTACAATTCATTAACTGTCATCGTCCACCTCCATTAGGATGCCCAATCATAGCTACTAGTTGTTTGGTGACCTTATACATCCTAAATGCATAGTTAGGTTGTTTCTCTTGCCAGTAATGCCACATCTCAATAGCTGTAGTCTCATCACATCCAAGGTCACAGTAATGCTCCCAGTTATCATCATTGGTGATGCAACGCTCTAGGGTGTAGTTAATCATCTAATACCTCAACCTCTCCTGCCACTAATTTGTATTCAGTCCCTTTATAAGCTTTTCTACATAGGGCAATATGTGTTTTAACAGCATCTAGGCTCTCAAAGTATTCACCAATAACAGACCAGTTTTTAGAATAGTGCGACCTGTAAAGAATCATGTATAGTTTCATTAGTCCCTCAGTTATTAATCCTCCCCTAGCGTAGCGTTCCCCTATGGCTCGATTCAGACCATCCACATCCCTTGGACTTCAGATACAAGCTGATGTCACTTACCATGCCAAGGCTGCAACACAAGCTACTCAGCCCTTAGTCCTCAAGGCTAGACAAAATACCAAGGAAGGGTTCACAGCCTTCAGGGAGTATGTGTGCTTCCCTCAAATATCTGCTAATGAAGAAGGTGTAGAGGACATCAATGACTTAGCAGCACATAAGTATGCAAGACCTAAGCACCACTCTGAGTGGATGGATGAGCTATTCACAGGAGAAGACTCGCGTTGTCTTAAAGGTATTGGTGGTTCTAACACTCTAATCCTAGCTCCACGACTAAGCGCTAAGTCTAGATTCATGACCGAGTGGATCGCGCATCAGATAGGTGTGCAGACTGAGGCTGGTATTCCTATCAAAGTACTGGTTATCTCTTACTCAATCACCATTAGTACTCAAAAGTCCATAGAGATAAAACAAATCATTGAGTCTGATAGATTCCAACAAGTATTCCCTAACGTCTCTAAGGGTAAGAGATGGTCTGATGAGGTATGGGAAATAGATAAGCGTAAGGCAGGACTACAAGCACTAGGTGAGCCATATACCCTAGCCTGTGCTGGCATTGTTGGTAGTGTCACCTCTCGTAGAGCGCACATCATTCTCTTTGATGACCTTATCAAATCACCTGCGGATATCGAGAATCCCACAGTTAGAGAGAAGATGGCTAGTACTTACCACAACGCTATTAAACCTACTATGTTCCCTGGTGGTAGACAAATATGTATTGGTACTCGAATGAGTGCTGATGACCTATACGCAACTGAGTTCAACACTGAGAAGCGCTGGAAGGTAATTGAACAACAAGCCATAGTCGAAAGTGATGATGGTAAGGAGATAAGCTACTGGGAAGAGTTCATACCACTCAAGCACCTACTCACCTTGCGAGACCCAGATAAAGGTGGCGACCCTATCTCCTTTAGTTTCCAGTATCAAAATAAGATTGTCTCAATTGGTGGACTAGCTATACCTCCCGAGTGGATTAAGTACGATTACCCAGAGAAGGTAAGTGCTTACTCCCGCTTCGCCATTGGTACTGACCTTGCCGATAGTGTAAAGAAGAAAGCTGACTTCACTGTATTCACTCTAATGGGGCGTTATGGTAGTACATCCAATGGACGTATTGACCTACTTGGTAGTGCAAGGTTTAAGGCTTCTGGGAACATAGCTAAACTCAACCAACTACTAATGCTCCTCTATGACCATGACCTTCTAGACATAGATGAAGAAGGCTGGACTAATCCAGATGACCCTGTAGCGCAACAGTTTCCCATCAAGTATAAGTCTCGTCCTAACGTATACATTGACCTATATCTAGAGGACGTATCACAACAGTTGAGCATCATGGCTGACTTCAATGCACTAATCAAAGTAGCTATGGGCATCCACTCTATACACCCTCGACCACTTAAGCTCAAAGGAGATAAGAGGGAAAGACTTATGGCTATATCAGGTGCATTGCAAGTTGGCAACATCACTTTCAATAAGTTTAAGTACAGTCCCTCTCAGTCCACTATTAAGGAGTTGCTGTTCTTCGGCAGTACTCTACACGATGACTTTGTTGATTCACTTACTTGTGGTGTTATTGGATTGGGTTATCGCTTGCCTCTATCTTAGGCTCAGTACCGTACTCAACATCAAACTCAGCCGTCTTAAGGATAGGGTACACTGTAGGGGGAGAATCTATGGGTAATATGCACTAGTCATATTGTTTAATCCATACCCATACAAAGGTTCTAAGTCTATAGCCATATGCCCTAGCTACTCATGCCTTAGTAGGGAATGTCATACTGATTAGCAAAGGCAGCTAGAGACTGTAGAGCCTGTCTAGCTTTCATGGTTTCTTGCATAGCTAAGTACTGTTGCCCTAAGTCATCGCTTATCCCCCGTGGTAGCCTCTCCCCTAATGGCTCTAGTACATCACTTGCCATAGCACTCATTGAAGGCTGTGGGTTAGGTGCTACTTGAGGTTGTGATAAGTCTATAGCCATGCGTCTACCCATACTATCTATAGGTCTACGCAGTTGAGATGCATAACGAATTAGGCTGTTAGAAGTTAAAGGGTTGTATCCACTGGATAGCAGATCACCTATCTCATCCTCCATGCTTAACTTACCTACTTGAGCAGCTTGTTTAAACCCAGTATTCAAAGCTTGGATAGCTCTAGACTGTAGACCATCGCCTTCCCACTTAGGACTACCCTTGCCAGTGCGATGAGTTAAAGTATTCAGATAACTAGATACTTCGCCTTGACCAGCCCTTTTGTACAGCTCATCCATAAGTCTAGGATGTTGCATAAACTTAGCAGCATTAATGTCTGACAACAGCATTAGGTTAGACGTTTCAGGCAACATCTCTCTTAACCCAAAGAATGCACTGTCAGCATCAGCAAAGTTATACCCTGCGTACTCAACTGGATATTGTCTCTTTAGTTTAGAAGCTCTTAGAGTGGGATTAGTAAGAGCCTGAAGAAACACGTCAGGGCTTTTGCTATAAATGTTGTTAGGGATTAGCCAAGGCTTTTGATACATAGTTGTTATTAACTCTTTCTCCTAGCGTAGCGTAAGGTAGACTGGATACAACTAATACTTTAGACATCACACTATGGAAACGGGCGCAGTAGTACAAAGCTTTATCGACAGGAAGAATAGCGGCTCTGAAAGTATGGTAGTACCTAACCATATCAAACAGATTGTCTTATTTATGACTAGGCAGGGCTTAGAGTTCCTTGTAGACCAAGATACTCCTGATGAGCGAAGACGTAAATTCATAGACAAGATTATCAAAGCTAACAAGCTAGATATGTACTACCAAGGGATCGCCTCACTCTTCATAGCTACTGGTGGTGTTCTATGGTTAATGCAACCTACCTTAGACGGGTACTCAATCTATTGGTTCCATAGCGGTAAAGAGAATAACTCAATAGATGATGTTAAGTCTCAATACATGGTCTTCTACTCTCCCAATGGCAGGGAGATGCAAGAAGTGATCATTAGATATAAGTACTATGACCGTTCACCCAGTCAAATGTACTACGCTCAATCATCTCTAGGTTCTGAGAGATGGGTGCGTCTACGAGTAAAGACTGACACGGTAACCCAAGAGTTCTTCAATGCCGAGCCACCACTAGACATCTACTCAACTAGCTCTAACTACGCCCCCCCACTTCAGGTCAACTCCTTCATCAACACACTAGGCTACATCCCTTGTGTAGAATCACCCAACCTCCCATACTTCCCCGGGGATAGTGGTAGGTCTGACTTTGCTATGGTTAAGGGGCGCTATCATGCAAAATATCTTCACCTTTGGCAATCCTACCCTTATCACTACTCGTTCCCGTGAAGAAGTGATGCAAAAGACTACTGAGATAGGTACTCAGTCATGGGCTGCTTCACAAGGTTTCAAAGATCTAACTTCTGTGCGTATTGGCGGTAGACGTAATGATGGCGGATGGGCAGCGCGTCAACACGAAAAGATTGTTCCCGTCATTGGAAATGTAAACGCTGATGAAAGATTTGGCTATGTAGTGCCTGACCCCGTATCTCCTGACCAAGCTAGATTTGCTGACACTTACCGCACTGCGCTTCATGGAGCTTTAGGAGGCATTGACCCGAATGACCAGTCTTTCAGTACCTTTGGTGAGGTCAAATCTCTCTATGGGAAAGTGGCTGCTACTGCCAACATGAAGTCCCTGACCCTATGGCAACATGGACTATCCCGAGTCCTTGAGTTGTGCATCATGCATGAAGAACGTCTATATATGGATCAATTCAAGCAGTGGCTCCTATCGGAAGACCCTAAGATTGACATCACTCAAGTTACCCAACAACAGATTGAACAACTAATCTGGCAAGACGGTATCGAAGCACCCATTAGCGTAGGACTACAACCCTTTGGTGAAGTCAATGTCTACTATCGCTATAACGGTGATGTATTTGAGGACTCACCCCAAGACAAACTAGACCGCACTATCTATACTCGTAACCTTCAAGAGCTAGGAGTAGGAAGTCTAGAAGCCCTTGATGCTGTATTCGTTCAATAATCTTTTACAACAACATATGCAACTTTCTCAGGTAGAAGATCCATATAATCCGGGTAAAGCTCTAAGTTTGCGCTATGATATGACTTATCTAATGGACTCAGTGTACACGGTACTGAAACGTGAGTTCTCCTACGGCGCATCCTATGATGAAGCTGACAACAAGGATAATCCCTTAACTAATGGTACAAGCACTCCCTCAGAACTATCAGGTTCAACAAGCCCCATCACCACAGGTAGCTCCTCAAACGGTAGCCCCACAGTGGCAGTCAGCACCTCAACTGGTGAGCCCTTACCCTTCGACTGGGCTAACCCCCCAGTACTCCCATCCTCAGCAATTCGCACCGACAACGGGCGGTTGGATACAAACAACCCCTCAGTCAGTGGTAGCTCCTACTCAGCAAGCGAATCCAGTTACGGATTACCTGACCCTGAACGGCTTGGTTCCCAACAGCTATTTACCAAACCCAACTTCAGTACAACCACAGTACTCCCCCCAAGTCACCTCGCCAACGAGACAGTACAGCCCCAAGCTAGACCTAAACGCCCCAAGCGGAAAGGATAGTCAGGGTAATCCTCTCGCCTCGGTAATCGAACTAATCAATAGCTTTGGCAATGGATCGCCTGAGCTAGCCATTGCACGCATCCATCAACAACTCATCCATCGTGAAGACCAATTAGGTGAAGTAGTTGCCTATACTCAAGCTCTTGAGAAGGAAGCTATTCAAATGGGTCAGATTCTATCTAGCCCTGAAAACACTGGTTATTGGCTCCAATACCAAGAGTTCCATCTTGCTCAACTACCTGAAGTAATTAACTTCCGCACTGCTTACCCTAAAGCAACCTTTGAGCAATACTACGACTACCTAGTACGCTCTAATCAACCACAAGGACAAGTTCAAGAACGTCCTCCCGCACCTTTAGGCTATGAGTATGCTCCTGAACCACAACGACCCACATTCAATCAAATGAACATGGGCTTAGGTCAAGGTGCTACTCAAGGTAGTGGTCGTGGACGTATGACTGATGTACTACGCCAACTTGATTCAGGTCACTTTGGTCAGCTCGTTAGTCAGTTGGCTTAGAGACTAGAGAGACAAGGAGAGCTAAAGGCGTTACTGCTGAGTGAACCTTGAGTACATCATCAGACGTTTGAAGGCTAGATATTAAAGCAATCTGACCTTGAATCAATCCATGAATACCTTGTAGTTCCTCAGTGGTTAGTCCTGTGAAGGCAACCTTGTCTGACATATCTTTAACAAGAGCCTTTAGATATTCGTTGTTTTCTCCTAGCCTTTCCATCTCAGCCTTTTGCCTTTCGATAATCATCATTGCTTCGGCATGATTGAACATAGCTCATTTCTCATAACATTATCCCTTACCGTAGGGACTCCGCTTACACCTTACCCACTCCTAAGAAATGGCAACATTTAGTTCTCAGTTAGAAATCATTATGGGTGTGGAGCTATATCGCCCCCGCCCGCAGTACATTGCTCGGTATGTTGTACAACCCCAAATCGTACATGACTGGGCTGCTCAACCGGGTTCTACTGCACGTATGAAGCGCTTTGGCTTCTGGAACGATCCAGGGTCATACACACTCTCTGCCCGTGCACGCGATAAATCACAAGTCATCGGTACTGGTGGTGGTCGTGGCTTGCCAGAAGAAGCAGTCACCATTACTCTTCAAGAGTTTACTGGCCCATCCACTGGTAATAGCACCAACCCCAATGAACCCGGGGTGTTAAAGATTAATATGTTCGACCTCATGACCATGCAGCGTAACCTGTATGACATGAGCCGCGCTGACCAGTTCCATCAATCCATCGGTAGTGAAACCCTATTTGAAGACTATCGCCGTTGGAAGGATAGCGTCTACATCGGTCTAGCTCTATCTGCTAACCCCGCAACAGCAACCACTGGACAAGTTGCTAACAACCTAGTGGGTGGATACTATAACCCCGCAGGTATAGTTAACGGTGGTACTTATAACACAGCTACAGGTGCACCTCGACTAGACTTCACTAGAGATGTACTTAAGGTAGTCGCTGATATGCGCTCTCGTTTAGTCCCTCCTTTCCAATCTAACTTCGGTGATGTGTATCATGGATTGGCTAGCCCCGGGTTCATGTTGCAACTACAACAAGACTCACGCTTCTTACAGGTAACACAGTACCCAGGTGTTCCAGTATCCATGCTTCCCATGAGCGCACAATCTGCAACCCTACCTCAGATGATGCCTCTACAAGACTGGACAATGTCACCTAATGACCTTATCAAGAGTGGTGGCTTCTATGGTCAAACTGGATTCATGCACTCTATGGTTATGCCACTAGGGTTCATCATGGGTGGTGTACGTTGGTTTGAAACAACTAACCTACCTACTATCCCAGTTACCCTAACTACCTCTGGTCTAGCCTCACAAGGTTATGCTGATGGTACTTCTGTAGTACGTCAAGCAGAATGTGCAATCATCATTGGTACTAATGCCATTGGTGAAGCTATCTGGGGTGAAGGGCCAAGAGTCAAGCTTAACAACAACACTGACTATGACCGCTTCCTAATGGCTATCTGGCAGGAGTACGGTGGTTACTCACTACTCAACTCTAATAACATCACTGTTATGGACTGCAATATTGACTATTCTAGTCACAACTCTAACCGAGTAACTCTTACCCAAATCAAGGAATTGCTTGACACTGCTGAAACCCAAGAAGCAGTGTTTTGGGATAAAGAAGTCGTGGTGTCCTATAAACTATCTTCAGGCTTTACCCTGCTTGGTAGAGGCGCTTGTGTTGACCCTGCTAACTTTAATATTGAGATTGGCAGACAAGTAGCGCGAGAACAAGCTGAAAACCAGTTGTGGCAACTAGAAGGTTATCTCCTTCAAAACAAACTTGTGGGCAAACTATAGCTCATCCTTCCCATCACCTCCCTAACCCTAAAGAACTATGTCTGCAACATTTGGAAACTATATTGGTTCTGAGAATGCTGGTAACCTCGTTAACTCTCCTATCAGTGGCGTAATAGGCGCTATTGATGGAGTATTCCGAGTAACCACCACACCTCAGACCGTCATTACTGCTCGTATCCCCGCGAACCCTCTAGGCACTGACCAAGTAGCGGGTTCTGAACTCCTCACAATCTCCCCTAACTTAATCATCCCTCTTAACGCTTACGTTACTGAAGTGTCTTGGATGCTCCCTGGTA